ATTTCGGGATTTGACATTTTTAATATATCTGTATAAGACGTTTTAGATTTTTCTTTTGTATTAATATATACTAATATAATAATTTTCTTTTAAATTAAAAATTAAACTTATAAAATAAATTAATTTAAAGAATTAAAATTTAGGTAATTTTTTATTTTTTATTTTTTGTTTTAATTGTGATTGTTCTTTAATTCTTTCTTTTGATAATTCTGTTTTTGTTTTTGGTGTATCTTTATTTACTCTTTGTGTTGGTCTATATACTGGATAACTATCTTTAGTTTTATTTGGATTTATATCTTGCCATTCCTCCTTAAACCATTGTGTCAAGCCTTTAGTCGGTTTAGTTCCTTCATATGCTTTTGAATCTTTATATTTATCTTTATATAATTGCTTATATAATTTAACTAATGCTCCAGAACGGTATGCTGAAGGGGTTATATATTGTTTATATATTATTGATTTTGCTTTTTCATATAGTATAGTATCTTTTGGTTTAGACATTTATTATATATATATATAATATTTACAAGTAGTTGTAATTTATAATCTTACAAAAAGTAATATATATACAAGTAGTTGTAATTTATAATCTTACAAAAAGTAATATATATACAAGTAGTTGTAATAATAAAAGAATTATTTCTTTTATTACACTACTCAAAGAAAAAAAATGATGTTTTTTGCCATTTTTGAATGTAAAACTAACAAATAGTAGTGTAAAAAAATGTTTAGAGATTTGTAAAAAATCTAAAAAAGAAATAAATCTCTAAACATTATTTCATTATTTATTCAACTAAAAGAATTATTTCTTTTATTACACTACTCAAAGAAAAAAAATGATGTTTTTAGACATTTTTGAATGTAAAACTAACAAATAGTATTGTAAAAATATGTTTAGAGATTTGTAAAAAATCTAAAAAAGAAATAAATCTCTAAACATTATTTCATTATTTATTCAACTAAAAGAATATTATTATTTATTACAAATTATATCAAAATAAAAAATTGAATTTTAAATTTTAAAAAGTGTTTAGTATAATTAAAAATATTATAACAGAATTTAATATTTTCGATAGTTTAAATTAAATTAACACAATTTTCGACTTACAAATTACTTAATTTTAGTATAATTCTTTAAATAGAAGAAATAATATTATAATTAATTCAACTTAAAAAAATATTTATATATTATAAATAGTAATAAAAGAAAAAAATATTTAAAAACTTATTAAATTATAAAATGGAGAATTTTAAAGATTTTGAGAACTTCAAATTTTTTGGTGTGTATGTAGATGCTTACAAAAACAAGGATGATGATTATAAAAAGCGTTCAATTATGCCTAATGCTTCAAAATTAGGTAAAGACTATGTTAATTTTACAACTAACAACTTAAATAGTGTATGGGATAAAAATCGTCAAATGATGGTTTCACCTAATGGTATTGCTATTATGACTGAAAAATCAAATTTAACCGTAATTGATATTGATGAACCCGAAAAATGCTTAATTTTAAATGACTTATTAAATGATTGTAAATTTATTGTAAAAACACGTAAAGGATACCACTTATATTTCAATCGATGTAATGAAATACCAATACAAACATTGTTAGGTATATTAGATGTCAATACAAATTTAATTTTCTACATACCTAAATATTATGAGTATAATATCAATAGTATAAAGCAAGGAGAATATATAAATAAACAAGGTAAAAAATGTAATTTTGATAAATTTGTAGAATATAAAATAAATAAAAAAGTAGAATTCAATTATAAATTAATTAAAAATAATAATGAATTATCCAATGTCCCAGATTATGCTATTACATATATAAAAACATTAATGAGTGTTAAACAAGATTCACAAACTATTACTAATCCTAATTTTAAGAATCTAAAACCCGACTATGTTATTCAACCAGATTTAGAAATAAATAAATTTAGTATTGAAACAATGGAAGTTATTTATAAGATATTATTTGATAATAATTATTTTAATGATGGTCTTAATAAATGGTTAAAAGTTGCTTATATGTGTAAGCATTGTAATAATACACAAGAAAGTTTTAATTTATTTCATCATTACTCAACACAAATAGATAAATATAGAAATAATACTGATAGTAATAATGCTTACTATTTCTTTGGTAAAAATGAATACAATTTAAACTTTGATGAGAATTCATTATTATATTTAGTTAAACGATTAAATGGTAAAGTATTTAAAGAGAAATTACAAAAACTATTATTAAATAATAAATATGATAATTCTATTGAAAAATTTGAAAGAAAATATATATATCCAAATGAAACTGATCCAGATTATAACACACATATTATTAAATTTAATGAATTTGTTGAAAAAGATGAATTTAAATTTATGATGTTAAAATCTGCTTATGGAACTGGTAAAACATACTATTTTAAATCATTATTGAATTTAGAAGAAAAAGTAGAAGAAAATAAAACAGAAACACAAATTACATATATTGTAGAACCAAAATATAAAAAGGTAGTATTTATTACTTATCGACAATCATTAGCACATTCACTTATTAATGAATTAAGTGAAAAATACGGGTTTCGACATTATCAAGATATTAATGGTGATATAAATAGCGATCGTGTAATATGTCAATTAGACAGTATTTTAAGAATATCTTTTAATAAATATGATTTAATTGTATTAGATGAATTAGAAGGCTTATTAAATCATTTATCAAGTCCTTTAATTAAAAACCAATATATGATATACAATAAATTGAAAAGTATGATCTTAAATAGTAATAAAATACTTTGTATGGATGGAGATTTAGGAGAACGTTCATTCGATTTTATTAATGCTATGAATTTTAAAGTGAATTTTAAAAATAGAAAAATACAAAATGGTGTAATGGTTAAAAAAGATGAAAGTATTAAAGATACATATTATAAAATTTATCAAAATACATTTAAAACACAATCTAAACACTATAAATTTATGTCTGGTGATGCTCTATTTTATGAAAGTATTAATAAAGATATGAAAGATAAAAAGAAAATATGTATTGTTTCAATGTCTGCTGGTGTATGTGATATGATAGAAACAATATATGGAAAAAAGAATAAAGTTATTAAACATACTGGTATTGAAAAGAACACATTAATATTAAAAAATTTCAAAACTGAATGGAAAAAATGTGATATCCTATGCTATTCGCCTACAATCGAAGCGGGTTTAGATTTTGATGATGAATATTTTGATAAATGTTATGGTATTATTTGTAAAGAGAGCACAACACCGAGGGCTTTTTGTCAAATGAGTGCGAGAATCCGTAATTATAGAGAACACGAAATTAATATATTAATGTTGGGTATTCATACATTTATTGATAATGGTTTAATCTATAGAAAAGAAGAAATTGAAAACTTTAAATATGATGATTATAGCACAGAAGATGAATCATTTATTAATATTTTAGTTCATAATGAAACTGAAAAGATAAATGCCAGAACATATTTAATTACTGAATTTACAACATTATTAAAAAATAAAGGTCATACTTATGAATATATTAGTGGAACAGTTAATGAGAAAAGAGATAAAGATGAAAAACCTAAAGTAATTAAAATAAATAATATATTAAATTCTAAATCAATTAATGAAGAAGAATTTAAAGACTTAGAAAATTGTCGTAAATGTAATATAGAAATAACAACTGATGATTTTTATAGTATTCAAAAATATTTATATACTAAATATTTTAATGTATCCTATGATGAAATTAATTTCGATTGGTTATATGATAGATTAAATCAATTTTCAGTAGTTGGTAATGTAAGAAGATTAATAAGTTATTGTAATAAAAATAATGAAATTGATAATTTATATAATGATAGTTTAATATATGAAACAGAAGATAGTTTAATTACTGATGATGAAAAATATATTAATATTATTAATAAAGATATGAAAAAATATAATGTGAATTTAGAAATTGAAAATAAAAAGAAACAGAAAATGATAATTGATATGATTCAATTATTAGGATATAAAATAATAAATGGTAAATTAGAAAAAGTAAATGAAGATATTAATGACTTAAAAATTGAAGAAATTGAAAAAATATATAATAGTAAAAAGTTTAATATATTGTTTGATAATTCAAGACAATTAAAAACATTAAACACAATGAAATGTATTAATGAGTTAATGAATAAATATGGTTTGAAATTTGATAAAAAACAAGTTCATAGTCATATGAATGAAAAAAATGAAAGAGTATATAAATATATTATTAAAGGTTATTATATACCAATTATCGAAGAATTATTTAAAAGTGATCTTAAGAAAAAAGAAGAAATTATTAATAATCAAGAACAAATTATTATAATTGATATGGATGAAGAAACAGAATAAATATAAAAATAATATATAAAATTATTAAGATTATTATTAAAAAAAAATATATAAGTATAATATAATATACACAAAATATACATTCTTTTCAACACAAATATATTTTTATAATATGAGTATTGAAGATAAAAAAAACATAGATAAAATTAAAGAAAAAAAAGAAAAAAAAGAAAAACCAGATAAACAATATATAAAAAAAAAGAAATTTTATGATCTGGAAATTATAAAATCTACAAATGATATTATTATTTCATTTGATTAATTATTATGATTAATTATTATTATTTATTACTATTTATAATAAAAAAAATGTTTAGAGATTTATTTCTTTTATAGATTTTTTACAAATCTCTAAACATTTTTTTACATTACTATTTTACTATTTTACATTCAAAAATGTCAAAAAACATATATTTTTTTCTTTGAGTAGTGTAATAAAAGAAAAATTATTTCTTATTATTTGTAATACTATAAACTTATATCTAATTTATTGCTGATTTGGCTTGTTGGACTTGAAGGAGGTGTTGCTTCATTGATTGTTGATAATGAATTATTACGTTTTTTGTCATTCATATTATTTAATTTCATTTTATGTTTATGTAATTTACTTTCATTTTTGATTATTTTATCATTTAACATTTCGATTTGTTTTTCTAAATTTTTATTTTCATCTCTACAATCACTATTAATACAAAAGCAATCACACGTTTTTAAATGGAGTTCTTTTGCTATTGTTCCTATTGCTGTTATGCTACTAATTATTATTGCTGTAATGCTTACTACATCAGCCATTTTCCTACTTTAAAAAATTAACTTGTAAAAATATAATATAATTATATAATAAATATTAACTATAATATACATCTATATAAAATGTTAAAAGAATTATCAAAAGAAGAAATTGAGAAAATTAAAACAACTTCTATGGGTGATGATGATATTCATTATTATCTACCAAATACACCTATTAAATTGTTTAGAGAATTAAAACAATATAATAATAATATTAATAATATGCTACCAAATAATGGTTCAAGTATTATTGTATTAATGGAGTTTAGTAAAATGACGGGTCATTGGGTTTGTTTAACTAAAAATGATAATATAATTAGTTATTTTGATTCATATGGATATAAACCAGAAGGAATTTTAGATTATTTTGATGATAAAATAAATGAAGAATTAGATCAAGATGACGAACAATATATATTAAAAATGTTAAATAATAAACATAATACATTTAAAACATTTTGGAATGATACAAAATACCAGAAAGACAATAATAATATTGCTACGTGTGGAGCACATTGTATTTTCTTTATATTAAATAACAATCAAGGTGTTAATTTAAAAAAATATAAAGTATTAATGGATAAAATTAAAAAAAATACTGGTATGGATTATGATAGTATTGTAAGTAAGCATATAAGTAAAAGATAAAAATGTTTAGAGATTTTTTTAATTTCTATAAATAAATAAAATCTCTAAACATTTTAAAATAATAAAAATAAATAAAATAATAATAATAATTATATATAATAATATACATAAACAATAAAAAATGACAACACAACATTTATTTAATAGATTGAATAATAAACAATTAACAGAAATTATTAGAGAACATAATTTAGATAGTGAAATTAAACCATATTATCATAAACCTAATAATTTTATTGTTAATAAATTATTAGAACATTTAACAATTGATAATAGTGGCTTTATAGTTATTAAAGAACATAACGTAATAGTTAAACCAAATCCAGAAGGAAAATTCAAAGAGAAAAGTGAAGAAGAAAAGATAGTGAAAAAACAAGTAAGAAGACAAAAATCAAAAGAATACAGAGAAAAGAAAAAACAAGAGAAAAAAGAAGAAGAAGAAAATAAAAAGAAAGAAAAACCAAATAGAATAGATGAATCAAATAGAATAAGAAAAGAAAAAGAAGAGAAAATGAATGAAGAAGCACGTAAAGAAGGAGAAAGATTAAAGAAAATGAGAGACGAAAGAGATGAAGAAATAAGAAAAGAAAAAGAAAATGAAAGATTTGAGAAAGAATGGAAAGAAGAAGAAGAAAAAGAAAGAAGAAAAAGATATTTTAAAAAAAATGAAGCAGAAATATTTGAAAGAGAAAATCAAAAAGAAGAAGAAGAAAGAGAAAAGAATAAACAAAAGGAAAGATTAAGAAAACAAAGACAACAAAATCAAGACAGAAGAGATAAAGAAGAAGAAGAAAAGAAGAAGAAAGAAGAACCTAAAGAAGACCCTAAAATAAAATATATAAATGATAATAAAAAAAAAATAATAGATTTATATGAAACAAAAAAAAAGCATTAGCACAAAAATATTATAATCTACAAAGAGAATTATTTGATATTAGAAAACCTTATGTAAAAGAAGCAGAACGAAAAGAAAAAGATAAAGGGCTTAAAATAACACAACAACGTTTTAATACTATTATAAAAAATGTTAGTAAAAATATTCAAGAAGTAAAAACATTTAATGAAAAAGTTGAAAAATATGGTGAAAAATCACAAGAATTTATAAATGATTTTACACCTATAAAAAGAAAATTAACGTTCAATAATAGTCCTTTTACAAGTGATGAAATTGAATTTATATATAAAAATATATTAAATGATGAAATTGAAGAAAAGAAAATCATTGAAGATGAATTTAAAAAAAAAGAAATTAAATTTAAAATAAAAGAAATTAATAGTGAAATTGAAAAAAAAATAAAAATGTTAAAAAAATATAATAGTATAGAAAGTCAAAAAGAATTAAAAATATTAATAGATAAACAAAATAAATTAATAGATAAACTAAATGAAATGAAATAATTTATAATTTCTTTATATTAATTTTCTCTGGGTTTTCTGCTCGCGGGTCAAATTTTACTGCTTCTCCTTCATTTCTATTAACAAAAAATCCATTTTCAAATTTCATATATTGATTTATTAAAGTAATTAATTTCTCTTTTGGATGTCTATAATATCCTTTTATTTTTTCCATTAAATTATAATCTCTTACTAATGATACTAATTGATTTCTATTCATTCTATCTAAAACACTTTTTAATTTACGTTCTTTTTCTGTTCTAATTTTTATCTTAACACCACCTATAAATTGTTCCATTTTATGAGCGTTTAATGTATTTGTAATAGGATTAGATATTTTATTTTTATTTGGTCTTACTTCTGTATTATTAGAATATTTACCTAATAAATTATATAAAGCATCATCATCATTATAGATCCTCAAATTATTATTATTACCCATTTCTGCTTTTTCAACTGCTGGATTATAACTAACTGCTTGTCTTATATATCCACCACGTAAAAGTAAGTCTAAAATAGCACCCGCAAGTGAATGTCCGCTACCAAAATATTTATAATCTGTAATACTATATTGAGTTTGTATTTGTTTAATATTTGACAAATCATTTTTATAACGTGATGATGTATTTAATGAACCATTCGCAATTTTTAAATCTGCGAGAGCATCACCACCACTTGCGGTTCCCCTTACACCTATTACTATTACTTTAGTAGATTCATTTTTATATATATTTAATGTTTCATTTTTAAATATTAAATCCCATCCACTAATTTCTTTTACTTGAGGTGAATATGAATTTTCTGCTATTTCTTGTAATAATTTATTATCTGGTATAGATGGACTTCTAATAAAATTATTTATAACATTTCTTTTATAAAGTGTATCCGTAATTAAATTTCTACCTTTTCTTAATAAATTACCAAAAAAACCTTTACCTTCTTTTATATTCTTCTTTTGATATTTTCTACCTCCTACTAATCGTATTGTATTAACAACCATTTTATTAGTTTATTATTATATAGTATTAATATTAATTAATATAAAAAAAATAAAAAAAAAATATAAAATATATAATAAAAAATATTTAAAAATGTTTAGAGATTTTTTATAAAATTAATCTGTTTTGGTAAATTCATTTTATAACAAATATAGATTACGTCAAACCACGATTGTGTAGTCTGTATGCCATTCTTTATAAATTGAATACGTTTAGGCGGAATAATAATTTCACACTTATCACCAAAATAATCTAAAAAATATTTTTTGTTTATAGTAGAAACTGGAACTAACATAATAAATGGTTTATCTATTTCTTGTAATCGTTTAAACACTTTTGCTTTACAAGAATAAGGAGGATTTGAAATTAAAATATCTCCAACATTAACTTCAAAGAAATCTGTATTAGTATGTATTACTTCATTACCCGTAATCTGTTTTAAATATTCACCAGATTTACCATCTCCATAAAAACATTCCCAAATTATTTTATTTCTTGGAATAAACTGTTTTATCTGTTCCCAAGCATATTTAGGTGTCATATACTCATCATCATTTTTGTAATTAATTACTCCATTATTCTTTGCTTGGTCTTTAATAACAAATGTCGCCATTTTTATTTATATTGTTTATATTTATTTTTATTTTATTATTTAAACTAATATTAGATTTTTATATTTATATAAATAAAAAATGTTTAGAGATTTATTTCTTTTATAGATTTTTTATAAATCTCTAAACATTTTTTTACATTACTATTTATCATTTTTACATTAAAAAATACAAAAAAACATCATTTTTTTTCTTTGAGTAGTGTAATAAAAGAAATAATTATATTTCTTTATGTGATAGTATTAATTCGCATTTAGATAATGGTAGAAAATTAGAATCAAAATTATATGATAATGCTGGTTGAAAGTAAAAAGAAACTCCCCAATATGAATATCCTTGAACGAAATCACTAAAATAACTATAATTATTTATTAATGTTTCTGTTGGTCTCCAAACAAAATTATATGTTAATAAACTATTATTGTAAATATTTGAT